GATTCGTCCAGATACTCCCCTTCCAGCCCGACGACCGAGCCGTCGGGGAGACCATCCTCGCCGGGCTGCCAGAGCGTCATGCTTTCGCCCGGGCCGACAGCGCCCCGCACCAGCAGCTTGCCGTGGCCGTACCAGTCGACCTGGTCGCCGACCATGCTTTCAGCCCAGCGATCCCACTCATCCTGCGCCGCCTGCTGCACAGCCTTGTCGGCGTGCGCGATCATCGGCGCGATGCCGTCGCCCCAGACCGCACCGACATAGTGGCGCAGGCCACCGGCGGCATACTTGTTGTTGCGGAACAGGTCCGCCGCGCTGGCCGACAGGATCCGGAGCGCCCGGGCATTCTCCGCGTTCTGGCTGGTCGAGGGACGCTTCCAGCCCTTGGTCTTACGGTTGCGGGCGGCCGCGTCATAGCCCCGGATTTGGCCGAACGCCATGCGCGCGGCTTCCCGACGCACAGCCCAGCCGGGCGCGAAGGGCGCGATCGCCCCGTTTAGCATCCGCCCGAAATCCATGGACCTACTCCGGGCTGAAGCCGACGACGGTCGTACCGGTCCGGCGCGAGGGGTTGGCGGCCAGAGCCTTGCGGCGCTCGACCAGATTCAGGGCCCGTTCGATGTCACCGACGCTGCGGTTGGTGACGCGATCGCCGTCGCTTTCGACGGTCAGCTCGGCCGTCAAGCCCTGTTCCAGGGCGGCCGCCAGGGCATCGTGATCGACAGCGTCAGTCAAAACTAAATCCTCCTGCATCGACAAAGCCGGCGCCGTTCGCGGGCGGGGCGGGGTCGGCCTTCGGCGCGACGGGAGATGTAGGGGCAACGGCGGTCATGGCCGCCAGAAGGTCGCCCTGGTTGGGATCTTTAGGGGCGTAGCGCTCGGCTCTCAGCCGGGCCCAGTCCGTATCGGCCAGCGTGTCCAGCATCAGCTTTTCAGCGGCGGCATACCCATAGACGCGACAGTCCAGGTAGTGGTTCTGGCGCCCCGGCAGAGGCTGCCACTTCTTCTGCGGATAGCCATGCTGCACCACGGTCACCACAGTCTCGGCCGTGATCATCTCGAACCATTCATCCGGCGTGTCGCGGCTGAAGTGGCATAGGCCCCGGGGCCGATGTTCGGCGGCAACGCCCGTCTTTTCTTCCTCTGCCGCCAGGCTCAGCGTCGAACGGAGGAACCCGTAGAACATCGACTTCACGCCATCGACGCCGACCAGATAGGCCTTGTCCTCAGCCTTCTTCGAGGCGAACCCCGTTCGGCTGCCCTGCCGCTCATACTTAAGGTTCTCACCCCGGCCGAGGATCGGACGGGTCCAGCCGGACCGACCGAAGACCACCAGCCGGTTCGGGCGCTGACGGGCGTACTCCTCGGCCGCCTTGGTCTGATAACCGCCGTCCACCACTTCCTGATCGACGGGATAGGTCCGACCACCCGGAAAGATGATGGGCTGGCGCGACAGCGCATCCAGATCGGCCCAGGCGCCCTCGCCAGGCACATCGGTCGGGCCCGGAATAAACCGTTGGTCCAGCGACCATGTTTCGGCGTTCGGGCCGTGGCCCAGCAGCTCGGTATAGACGCCGTCGCCCTGGACGTCGGTCGCCCGCGTCGTCACGATCACGCCGGTCGGTAGCTGACCGAGGCCCCAGTCTTGCGATCGCAGCTTCTTCAGCCGCTCATAATCCGGCGTTCCCCCGCGCAGCTCGAACGCTGCGCCCCGGGTCAACATCGTCCAGCCCATCAGCTTGAACTGGTCGCCCCGGCAGCCGACGAACTCGACCGCCATGTCGCCCCAGGTCTGGAAGCTGGTCAGCATCCCGTCGATGTCGAAAGCCCGCTTCACGCTGGCCGGCATTTGCCCCCGACGGGCCTGATAGTCCTCCTCGCTCAGCACCAGCGGAGTCGGGTCGCCGTCGATCTCCTCCGACAACCAGCAGTCCGCCCGGATCATCGACAGCTTCTGCCAATGCTCGATCTGGGCCCCGCAACAGCGCGGGATCAGATAGGCCTCCTCGGGTTGCCCGTCGGGCCACTGGATGTCCCGTTCCCCATCCGGCTGCGGATCCCAGACGATGGCGAACCGCGACGCACAATGCGGACAGACGTAATAGGGCCTCCGCCGATCAACCCCGTCGGCCGTGAAGGCGGCATCGATCTTGCTCGCCCCCTTGATCGTCGGGGTCGAGATCTTCGCCCGCTTCGACAGACCGCGTCGGCGGTAAACCTTCAGGCGCTGATCAACCATGCTCTCGGGCGAGCCCTGGCCATCCAGATTGTCCGGAAACTGGTCGAGGTCATCCTCGACCGCATATCGCATGGTCCGCGACCGCAGGGTCGGGGCCGAGTTTCCGCCGGCCAGCGCCACATAGGACGACGACGTCCGAAACCTCAGCTTGTTCTTCGTCGAGCCGTCGCCCGTTGCCTCTCCGAGCGGGCGGATGGTGCCGCCCTTGGAGGGGTCCAGTCGTGGCGTTGCCTCGATCATCGGCCACAGCTTCTCGGCCGACCATTCCAGAGCCGCCTTCAGCGTCGCCTGCACGAACAGCATGGGGCCCGGCTGAAGGTCCGAAATATAGCCGATCCAGTTCTCAACCGCCGCCGTGCCGCCCGACTGGGCGCATTTGCGGATGATCACCACCTCGCAGGGATCATGCGGCGAAAGGGCGTCCATGATCTCGACCAGATAGGGCGCCGTCTCATGCCGCCACTTGCCCGGAATGGGCGCGTCATCACTGAACTTCCGATACCGGGCCGCCCATTCGGACACCGACATCCGTTCCGCCGGTCTGAAGCCGGACGCGAACGCCGCGTCGAGCCGCCGGGCGTTGCGCGCCAGGATATGCCCTGTCGTGCCGAACGCCGCGAGATCGAATGCCATCAGCCCGCCTCCTGCTGGTCTGCATCCTCCTCGACCAGGGCCGCCGTCACCTCGGCCGCGACCGCCGCATCATCCTCGGCGGTGTCCTCCGCATCCTCAGCCAGCTCACCGGCGGCGATCTGGTCGGCCAGATCGGCGAAGCCGCGCTCAATCTCATCCTGCAGCCGCGCGACGATCGCGCGGGGATCCTTCGCCGAGGCCAGCCATTCCGCCTGGGTTCGGACGATGGCCACCATCCGCTCGCGCGACACGCGCGCATATTCCGCCGCCCGCCGCGTAAACTCCTCGATCGGGACCAGGTCCCCTGCCCGCTTGGCGTTGTCCAGCTGCAGCTTTTCGGTCTGCTGACGGATCAGGTCCGTCCGCACATCCGCCAGGCTCCCGCCCGCCGGTTCCCCTCGCGGCGGGGCCGCCATCGGCAGCTCACCCTGCGCCTGGCTGTCCGCCGCCTTCGGCCGACCCCGGGCGGGATCCAGATAGGCATTCAGCTTGGCCTCGGTCCTGGGGACGTCGACCTTGATGACGCCGTCCGCCGGATCCTCGGCCTCGACCACCCAGCCCTTCTTCACCCAGTTCGAGACGGCAGACTTCCCGACGCCCCTGTGGGCCGCGAAGTCCTTTTTGCTCAGGAAGCGCGGCGGGTTCACAGGGTTCAAAATCCGATTCACGGCCCAAGCACTTCGAAATCGCGCTCTGCCCCACCGTATAGGGGCCACCCCCCCGGGAAGGACCCGCGATCATGGCTAAGGACTTGATGGGACATAAGAAAACCCGCCGAGCCGGGGCTGGGCGGGTTCCTTCGGGCGCAGTTCAACGCCTAGAGAGTTCAAGTCTATTAAGTTGAACACAATGTCAACCCCTACCCTCTCCCTCGGCCATGTAGAAGGGCTGCATCTTTTCGAGAGCGGCATCCAGGAACAACCACGCCGCATCGACGAGGCCCATGCGCCGGCCGCCAGCCCTGTGCCCATAGAGCGACCAGCCGAGATCCGTCATCGACAGACCGAAGACGAGGATGGCCCAGACCGCCGTCCGTTCCTGCCGGTTCAAGCTCTTCGTCGCCAGCGCCACTCTATCCATGGCGATGACCACGCGCATGGGCTCAGCCGACTGGCCTCCGCCCAGCCCCTCGCCGTAAGACGCCGTCAGCTTGCCGATGGTCATGGCCTCGACATCCCGGGCGAACCGCTCACCCGTCCAGGCCCGCCCCTCATCCAGCCCCGCCTTGATCAGCTGCTGTTCCAGAGTGGTGGCGCGCAGCACGGGGTGAAGGCTCACATCCCCCGCCTCCGGCACCTTGATCTGGGTCATCGCCACATCGTCGCGCATCAACCGCTCAAGCGTGGGCAGGCCACCGGCCATGCCGGTCTCGACCCGCATCCGCTCCCGGGTCGACAGCGCCCGCTTCACCACGGCCAGGGCCTCGAGGTTGATAGCGAGGGCGGCAGCGGCAGGCGGCAAACCCCTCAAGCCCGAGGCCTTCCGGCCTCTCTTCTTACCTTCGGTCTGTTTGGCTTTAGCCATCATCATCCTAATCCCGATCCAAACGCATTCGACGCCACCGCAGACACCGCACCACCCCACTCGCCACCCGACCGGACGCTACGGACGAAACGGACGCCCCCGCATCCGCACAGCCCCGCGCCCGCACACCCCCGCCCGCTAACCGCTCAACCCCAACGCAAGGTCCGGACTGTCCGGTCTGTCCGTCGCCCTAGTAAAATCAGTCACTTGCCACCGGACCTTTGCGGACCTCCGGACAGTCCCGATTGTCCGTTCCCTCGCCCGCCCGGTCGCCGGCCCCTTTGACCCCACCGCTGAAAGGTCCGGACTGTCCGTCATCGTCCGTTCCCGAACGGGTCATCGTCCTCTCCATCTCCCGGGAAATACCCGCCGCCGGCGCCATCCAGCTGTCCACGCGCCAGCCCGGGGTCGTCCTCAGGCGAACCGGATTCGCGCGCAGCGGCCTCGGCGGCCCGATCCTCGGCCAGCTCGAGTTCGGTTTTCAGCCGGGCCCCGCGCCGCATGATGTTGCCGGCCGCATTCTTGCCGTCGCGCAGGATCTGCCGCTCGCCCAACGCCGTGCCGAACGCCCTCTGGCTCATCGGCTTGGCATCGCTGTCCTGGGCTTCCAGCCAGTCCTTGTACGATTTGAAGAAGTCGGAGGCCGGGGTCCGGGCCTCGCGGTCGACAACGACGCATTCAGCCAGCCACTCCCCGAACGGGCTCGACCCCTTCCGGTAATCGTTGAGCGCCTCAGACACCCGCCGGGGCGGATCCAGCCCCTGCTCCAACCAGTCGCCGACGCCCGCCAGCAGCCAGTTGAGAATCCCCGGCCCCTCCTCGGTCGCCAGGATGCGGTCGTAATCCTTGATCCGGTCGCGGGCCGAAACCCGCACTTCCCACAGCACGATGAAGACGCGCCGCCAGATCCCCTCATCATCGCCCTTGATGACCGGGCGGGTGTTACACTCCAGGAAGACCTTGCCCTTCGGCTGGAACTCGAACTGTTCCTGCCTCAATCGCCGGGCCGGCAGGGGCGCCCCGCCGGTAAAGCTCTTGATCATGGCCTCGTTCAGCTTGGCCCCGCGCGGCGGCTCGGCCGTACAGACCATCCGCGTCTCGCCCGCCAGCCGGGCCACGTCCGACGATGCGTCCGAGCCGGACCTCTGGCCGGTGTCCAGAAACGTCTTCACATCGGCCGTGGCGGCATAGTCCCCCATGATCCGCCGGAGCGCGCCGATAAAGGTCGACTTCCCGTCGCCGCCCAGCCCCTGATAGATGAAGAAGGCCTGTTCCGAGGTGTCGCCCGTCGCCCCGTAACCGGAGATCCGCGCGAGGAAGTCCCGCATCGGGGCCGACGGCTGCCAGGCGGCGATCGCCTTGTCCCATCGCGGCGCGGTGGCCTTCGGATCGTAATCCACCTCCATCACCCGGGTGATCCGATCGGCCGGGTCATGGACGGCCGAGAACCGCATCTCCCAGCCCCCCGAGACCTTGGCAAAGCGCAGGGTCCCGTTCCGGACATTGAAGGCCAGCGGGTCCCGATCAAAGGCATCCAGCTCGACCAGCAGATAGGATTCCGCCTGCTGCAGCAGGGCATTGGTCCGCCCCGCATTGCCGCTCGAGCGGGCAAACTCATAGAAGTCGGCGATGGCCGGATCCTGCCGGTCCTTTTTCGGCTTCACCTTGACGGCCGCATCCCCCTCGGCTTCCGCCGGCGCGGCCTCGGCGTCCTCGCCCTTCTTGCCGGACCGCGACCGTGCAAAGGCCGCCGCCTGGGCCCACAGGCCCTCGGCCACCCGGTGCGCCAGCTTGCGGGCCAGGGCCGGGCCGCGCGCCAGATCCCAGCGCACCCCGTCGAACGCGATCCAGC